TCCGTATACGATCTGTGAGCAGATGCCCTCATCTTCGGATACTGCTGTTAATACCCCGTTCATGTTCTTCGGAAATTTAAAAAATTATTGCGTTGGTCTAAAAAGAGATCTGCAATTAAAAATTTCCGATATTCCCTTAATCCTTAATGATGAATCGATTGTGGTTATGACTTACAGACACGCTCTGGGAGCCGCTCTCCCGGCCGGGTTCGTGGTCATTAAAACAGCAAACGTTGATTCCTAATCATAGGAACCATACAGAGGGGCGAGGGCAAATAAATCCTCGCCCCTCAATTAGAAAATTAAAAGGAGGTTATTATGAAAGTAAGGATGATAAGCAATGCAATGGTGGGCGATAAGGAATATACTGCGGGCAGAGAATATGACATTGACCCAATTACATATTCCACGATTGCCCAGGCCTGTGAAAAGATACAGGACACAGGTGAGAACAAGATGATGAAGAAGGGAAAGAGCCTGAATACGAAATCTCTGGAGAAGTAATATGGCATTGATCGCCGCATCGGATGTTAAGACATTTTTAAGGATCGCAGCCGGGACCACGACCTGGGATACGTTGATTGGTGTTTTGGTGACAAACGTGGTGAAATTTATCGAGACCTATCTGAACCGTTCCCTGGATGAGACCGATTACATTGAGCTCTATTCAGGGGAGGGTGGGGACAGGCTTATGCTGGACAATTATCCGCTTGTGAGCGTGTCTGTATTGAGCCAGGACATTGATGTAGATGCCAAGACCTATGATGATACAATGGATACGGATGATCTGATCCTGCATGAGGCTGGTGAGATAGAGAGCCTTACCGAAGATTTCGGGGAAGGAAAACGAAACATCTACATTGAATATACGGCGGGATATGGCGGATCCGGGGCTGGTGCGGTGTCATATCCGGCTGATCTGAAGATGGTGGCCATAGAAATGGCGGCCAAAAAGTTTGAGGATAGCGGTGAAAAGCGGTTCGGGATAAGCTCTAAAAATGTGATGGGCGAGAACATCGTGTTTTCCTTTAAGGACATCACAGATCAGCACCGGGAAATCCTGGACAGGTACAGGAAACCCACGCAGATCAAAAGAGGCGGGACTGTATCCCAGTATACGGCGGAGTAATATGGATTTACGGATAAAATTAGACGCAGACAAGGCCACAGCGACACTCACAGGATACCGGGATCAGATTCCGGGCCGATTGGTTTTAGGAATGAAAAAAGCTGTGGCATATTTACGCACAAAGATTGATGAGGCTCTTGTGAAAGGGACGTATGGGATCAAGACGAATACAGGGCGGTTAAGGCAGTCCCTGACGGCTGTGGTGATGCAAAGAGGGCATGATGTGGAAGGGATAGTGGGGACAAATTTGGTATATGCGAGGATTCAGGAGATTGGAGGTAAGACAAGGCCACATATTATCCAGGCAGTTGACGCAAAGGCATTGAGATTCTGGGGTAAGGATGGGTTGACATTCCGGAAGCTGGTCCATCATCCTGGAAGCAAGATCCCGGCTCATTATTACATGAGGAACACATTAATCAGGGAGCGGGATATTCTGCTGAAGTTTTTAGAGGAGTATCTTAATCCCGAGGTGAAGCCATGAGCGCCAGAGGCGATATAATAGACAATATCAAGACTGAACTTGAGAAGATTACCACAGGGAACGGGTATAATCAGACTGTGGCCCTGGTCGAGAGCGATAAACTGAAAGCCCCGGAGGAATTGACACCTGAAGAATTTCCGGCATTATTCATCATTGATTCAGGTGAGATAAAGGCGGCCGGGGACATTGATTCCGTTGAGTGTCATTTAGAGATAATTATATCGGGGTACATCAGGAGGGAGTGGGACACAGATGATCTCCAGGATTTACGGAGAAAGCTCCAGAACGACGTGGAGAAATGCCTGATGGTGGATGAGACCCGGAATCATAAAGCGATCAAGACCCAATGCACAAAGATCGTGACAGACAACATGACGACTGAGCCATACACGATCTTTGACATCTATTTTGATGTACAGTATTTCCATGACCGTAATAATCCGAGCAGCCAGGCCAATAGCCCGGTCGGATAAGAAATAAAGACAAGAGGAGGAAAACCATGAGTTATTTAAAATCAAGTGACGGATATTTGAGCATATCCGATCAGGCCAGTAAGGGGACACCGATTGCGTATGATGCAGTCAAGGCGTATGTCAAATATCTGGAAGAAAGTTTTGCCACAGAACACGACATCCAACAGCTCAGGGAAGGGGGTGATGGGGAGGTTATAGCGGGCAGCATTAAGAATCTGCATAAGGAAAAGTTCGCTTTCAAACTTTATGCCCGGCCCCAGATCATCGCTTATCTTATGGCCTGGACTTTGGGTGCGGATTCCAAAAGCGGAGGCAGTGATCCCTATACACATGAGATTACAAGGCTTGCCGATGGCCGGAAATACCTGACATTATTCCGGAAACTCAATACCAGTGTCATACAAAAATTGTATGATGCCAAGATCGAAACGATCACCCTGGAAATGGAAGCCGGGAAGCCAGTGATGGTAACAGTCGAGGGGAACGCCTGTAATGCGGCCCTGGAAAGTACGGAAGGCGAGGAAGACTATGAAACCGATCCGCCCTTTGTCATGTACCACGGGGATGGTGCGTTTGAAATTGATGAAGCGGCCCAGGCATCAATCAGAAAATGCACAATCAAGATATCGATCAAAAGCCAGGAAGGTCTCCAGAGTGACGGGTTGAGGTTGGAAGACCTGCCTGATTTACAGTATGACATTGATGTCACCTGTGAGCTTTATGCCGAGGATACGAGCTTTTTCAAAAAGATCAATTATTACAACACCAGTGCGCCCAGTGAGGATGTCTATTCCGGGGCGTTGTCAATTGATCTGACTTATACTAATTCATCCAGCAAGGCCAGGGAGTTAAAGATCGAGATTCCGGATGTGGCGTTTCAGCCTGTGACAGGTGTGAATCTGAAAAGCGAGCCTGCGGTAATGGTCCAGACCATAGCCGGAGTGGCCCGCTTGGAATCAGGGTCGGAGCTGATGACCGTGACGATCCAGAATGATTTGAGCGCTGATCTCGCATAAAAAAATGAGGAGGTCCTTATGGGACTTGATTTAAGCAAATATCTTGACCAGACTGAGGAAATAACATTCAAGGGGCACAAACAATTAAAGAATGTAGTCCTGAAAGTATCATCGGATATACCGGATGACATGATATTTCAGTTCTCGGAACTGAAGGAAATGAATACCGACAAATTCGGACGTGAGGAATGGAAAAAGGTCATTGACATGACAAAAAAATTATTGTGTCTGAAAAGTGCTGTGGATGATGTGGAGTTGGTATTCAGAACCCTTAATTTTCTCGGCAAGGTCAAAATCGTGGAATTCGTTGCGGAATACATCAAAAACTCCATGACGAATCTGAAAAAAAAAACAAACTAAAACTATTGCTGGCCGCTTTGGCCATGTTTAACGGGGCTGTTTCCCTGGAGACTGCTATAGATCATCCTGAATTAAGCGATGTGATTATCGGGATGTACCAGGTGGAGATGGACAGAAAAACCGACATGGAGACAGCCCAGAATGCCCAGGATGTAATCAGGAGACTGCGAGGAAATTAATGGCCGACAACACAATTGAAGTAGTCATTACTGGAAAATCTCTCGAAGCCCAGAAGGCGATCAAGGATGTCGAAAACCACCTTGAAGGTCTGAAGAACAAGACTGAATCTCACGGATCGGTACTTGACAATTTCAAAAAAAATTGGATAGGGATCACAGCCACGATGGGCGGCACAATACTTGCCTTAAAATCCGTTGTGTCCGCCGCCATGCAGCAGGAAAATGCGGATTCCAAACTTGCTCAATCTTTAAAATCTCTTGGTGTTTATTCCACTGCCGCAATGGCAAAAATGAAAGGGTTTGCCACGAGCATCCAGGAAGTGACAACTGTTGGGGATGAAACAGCTCAGGGTTTAATCAGTCTGGGCCTGGAGATGGGAGTGAGCACGGAAAAAATAGAAGAAGCCACGAAAGGGGCGATAGGATTAAGTAAATCGTTGGGGATCGATACTACAGCAGCCATGAAGGCGATGGCCCTGGCGTTAAATGGTGATTATAATATGCTGTCCCGGTATAATGCCGAGATAAGGATGGCGACAACCGAGACTGAGAAAGCGGCGATAGTTCAGAAACTAATTACAAAAGGGTGGAACCAGGCCACAGCAGAGACCGGGACATTATCCGGCAAGATCGCTCAGATGAATAATGCTATTGATGACATGAAGGAAAGTATTGGAGCGGTTATAGTCCCGGTATTATTGCCTCTGGTAAATATTGTGAAAGAAGCAGCAGTAATATTCGGGAATCTTCCTGAACCGATAAGGGTGGTAGGTGTGGCGATGGTCGGGACATTTGCGGC